CGTAAAAGAATATTTCAACGTATTAAAGCTGCTGCTTCACACGGTACTGCAGCCGGTAAATGGTCTGCACGTAAAGCCCAAGCCCTAGCCAAAGCTTATAAGAAAGCTGGTGGAGGATATAAGTAATGTTAAAGAAACCACAAGAATCCTTAAAGAAATGGGGCGAACAAAAGTGGGGTACTAAGTCTGGAGAACCCTCTAGCAAAACAGGTGAAAGATATTTACCTGAAAAAGCCAGAGAAGCTTTAAGCGATTCAGAGTATGCAGCTACTAGTGCAAAAAAACGAAAAGATAAAGCTGCCGGTAAACAACATTCAAAGCAACCTAAAAAGATTGCAGAGAAAACAGCACGATACAGAAGTAATCAAGGTGGTTTAACAGATGCAGAAGTTATTAACATGGTTGAAGATAAGTCTTGGTTTAAAAGAGCTACTCAACCCGGTGGTGATAAATACAAAGGAAAACATACATTACTAACAGCTTCATCTGGAGATGGAAAAAAAGAATATTTATACCCTACTATTAGAGAAGTAGATGGTAAGCTTGTAGATTTAGGTGACAAAGCTTTTGATGTAGCAATGCAAAAACAAGATTACATTGTATTTGAAGGTAAAGACAAAGAAAAAAGAGCTACAGAAGTATCAAAGAAAATTAGTGATTTAATTATACCAATGAGACAGATGAACAAACAAATGACAGAAGGAAGACTTCCACTTAAAAAGGGTGGTAAAGCAGACGGTAGGTTAAAACGAGCAGGAGTTAGTGGTTACAACAAACCCAAGCGTACTCCCAATCATCCTACTAAGTCTCACATTGTGGTGGCTAAAGTCGGTGATAAGATAAAGACCATTAGGTTTGGTGAACAGGGAGCTTCGACAGCAGGTAAACCTAAAGCAGGTGAGTCAGCTAAAATGAAAGCTAAACGTAAATCTTTTAAAGCAAGACACAGAAAGAACATAGCCAAAGGTAAACTCTCAGCAGCTTATTGGGCTAACAAGGTTAAGTGGTAATACGAATAATTAGTTTAGTTTTGTTGATGAGCTGTGTAAATACACCAAACAAAGACAATAAGTTTGATGAATGTAATCATTGGTTTTATTCAAATCATTCAGAAGAACTAATACGAGAAGAATGGCATAACTGTATGCAAGGAAAAGATCATGGGTAAACAAATAGGTAGCGAAGAAAAACCTTACACATTTAAATCTCCGATATATAAAAACACACACGGAAGTAAAGGTGCTAATCCCAGACCCGGATTCTATACACAAGACTATAGAGATAACTGGGATAGAATATTTGGCAAGAAGAAAAAAGAAGAGGATAAAGACTAATGTACGGAATTAATAAATGGTTAGACAAAGTAAAGAAAGCTTATGCTAAGTTATTCAAGAAAGCTCTAGCTCCAAAGAAACAAACAACAAAGAGGAAAACAAATGTTAAAAGAACTACTAGAAAAAAAAGTAAATAGTATTATTAATACTAACGACCTTACAGACATGCAAGTCTGGGGTGTTATGTGTGGTATAGGATTTATATCAGCATTTATTGTTATGTGGATTATCTAACATGAAGTTAGTTCCTGAAGGGTATATTAAACGAACCACTTCTACCATACCATTCGGGTATGAGTTTGATGAGGTTACTGGATTTCTTAAACCCATAGAAGAGGAACTAGAAGCATTACAGATTGCTGAAAACATGATAGTCAACGAAGAGGTATCACTTCAGGCTGCATGTGATTGGTTAGAATATAAAACCGAAAGAAGAATTTCTACTCCCGGTCTCAAGAAACACGTAGATAAAAAATATGGAAAACGAAACGAAAGACTGGGAGAGGAATCCTCATCTCTACTTGCAAGATGATGATGGTAACTTTGTCTTAAAGAAAGACGGAACTCCTAAAAAGAAAGCAGGTCGACCTAAGACCAGCACCGAAAAAGCTATCAAGGCTGCACGTGCTACGGTGGGTCGTAAAAAAAGAAACATTGAAAAGCTTGAACAAAAGTTAAACAACGCTAGACAATCGTTTAAAAAACAAAAAGAAACAATTCAAAAACTTGACAAGACTGTAGAAGGTCCTGTCACTGAAACTGAACTTGACAATCTTCCCAAGGCTGTCAGAGAAAACTTAGACAATCACAAAGTATTATTTC